CCGCCATCTCTACTGTATTAAGCATGTAAACCCCTCTTTTTCAAAGCTTTCTTGATTTTGGGGGATAATTCTTCGGACGGCTTTTCATCCAAATAAACACCCTCCAACTCTCTCTTTTTGACTTCTTGTTTGTATGCTCTCTCTTGCAGCATTTTCTTCATATCATCAAAAACATGAAAGCCAAGCCCCAACAGTTCGGCATACTTTTTGTATCTGTCGCATCCCCGATAATCCGGTAAATCCTCCAAATACTCGCAGTGGAAAAACTTCTTATGAGATTCTTCTATATCCTTATACTTATCATCCTTTACAGCAAAATAAATATCACCATACTCATAATTGGTAGGCATGATTAACTTAAGCTGCTTCAAATACGATAAATCCTGACAGTAGATGCCCCACACTTCAGCATACATCTGCGCTTGGGGAAAAGTTTCCGGGTCATAAAGAATAGTTGGGATGCTTGACTTCATGTTATGCCTTATGGATGGATGGTTTGGGGCGGGTTTTACCCCGCCCCATTTAGGTTAGGAAACGTACTTGACGTTGATAACCTGAGAGATAGCAGTCGGGTCAGCGAGAGATTTCACAAGGATACCCGCAGCATTGCGTTTATCGGAAACCCACATTTCCCAGTTGCTAGAATTAGTCAGAGTGGCATCGCTCGGGTTAGCATCCGGGTTGGACGCGGCCTTGAGCTGATAACCCTTAACATCGTTCCACATAGACCATTCAGCCTGATACAGGTGACGGATATTTTCATAACCAGTCACAGTGTCCAGGGCTGCACGGACCGGACCAGCATCACCAACCACGACGGCGGAATCGGTCAGAAGCAGGGTCTTGTAGTAGACAGATGTGTCCACAGTGTAAGTAAGAGACGGCTGGTCACTCACAACAAACGGCATACCCATAGTAGCCGGGATACCACCGTAAAGGGTAACACCACCACCAAGGTCATACTGATAGTTGAGGGTCTGATTCTGAATCAGAGCGAAGAACACACTGGAATGCATAACCATAATCTTCAGACGACCATACTCAGCACCGAACTTCATACGAGCAAGATTGATGTCCGCTTGCAGGAAGTTACGCGGAGTGCCAGTAACGAGGTCAAGGGTAGTCTCATCACCACCAGAACCAATGGCAGAGGCGGCAATATTGATGGCCTGCTTGATGGATTCCTGTAACTTCTTCTTCGCAAGCTGACCGCCAATCATGTACATAACGGCGTCTTGCTGCATACGGTCAGAAGTCCAGAACGCTTCATCTTGCCATTCGATGGGCTTCAGCTTGAAGTAGGTACGGAAGGAGGTGTGGTAATCGCGTTCAATCTTTTCGGAATCTTGCGCGGTATTGGCGGTAATGTCACGCCGACCCACAGTACCGAAATCCTTGAAGTACGCCGTCTTGTTCAGAGTGCCCTTGGCATCAGAATCACGGAAGATGATAGCACCGTTGGAGCCACCATTGAACAGATTAGAGGCTTCGACCATAGTGTCGATATAGCCCTGACGAAATTGATTCGCAAACGGAACCAGGTCGGAAAGAACAGTAATAGCCATAATTATGCTCCTTTACTGAGATTTTGATAGGCTTCAAAGCCATTTTTCTCGATGTACGCTGCTCGTTCTTCGAGCGTCTTTAATTCGGGCTTCTCGCCGGATGCCTGATTAGGCGCACCCGAACCAGTACCCGAACCGGATGTAACCGCAACTACAAACTGCTCAGGCTTCTCATCTTTAAGCTCCAGTAACGCCTTTTTAACGTCTTCGTCCTTATCAATGTCAACACCCTTACGTTCGAGTAGAACAGAAAGATAATCGGTGTCCTTGAATGTGGATTTGGTAGCTTCTTTGCAGAGGCCATTCGCAATACGAGCGACTTTTTCAAGTCGTTCATAACGAGAATTAGACTGCTTGAGATTCTCATTTTCACCAGTCAGGGTCTCAAGACGACCAGTCATTTCAGCTAACTTCGCATTGAAAGCATCATCATTTTGCTGAGTGAGTTTGACCTTTTCAGCGTTAAGATTTTCAATTTGAGTATTCAGCTCTTTAATTGTGTCATTGAGCTTCTGTTTCTCGGCGGACACCTCATTAAAGCGTTCGGTCGGCCTTGTAATTTTACCGAACTCCTTAAATTCCTCTTCGGTTAAGGGTTCACCTCGTTTGAGTTTTGCAGTCAGTTCTTCGTAGGTCATTAGTAGTCCTTTGGTTAGATTATCATTTGTTA